ATCGGCTTCGTAGCAGCCCAGGTCGATCAGGCTGTCTCGCGTTTCGCGATACATGGTGCCGTAATGGTGCTTGAGGATATCGCGCAGCGATTGGGCCAGGTCGTGCAGCCGCTTGGTGGTCGCCGGTCCGGGGTCGACCCCAAAGCGTTTGATCCGAGCATAGCGCTTTTGGATCTGGGCGAGGACGTCGGTTTCTAAGTCGGCTAGTAAATTAGCGACTTTCCGCGCTTCGCCCGTCTTGAGGCGCTCCAGAAAGACCATGTGCATGATGGTCCGGTCGCGCAGCTGCTCGTTAACGCTCATGCCCGGGCGCGTTGCTCCGCCTGTTGCCGCAAAGTGTCTTTCCAGGCTTTAAAGGGCATGGATTGGCGCCGTTTGATGCGTTTGCGGCTTTTGCGGGTGCGAATGATTTCGCCGGGGACTTCTTTCACGGCGTCGGTGTCTTCTTTGGTCAATTTCATGCGGCTAGATCCTCCTCGTCCCCTTCGTCGGGGGTAAAGGGCAGTAGGGTGGGCGGCGCGGCGGTTTGGGTGCGGCTGAGGACGCTCTCGACGTCGAAGGAGTCGCTAAAGAGGCCGGCCTTTTTGTCTTCTTCCAGGAGAGCCTGGGCGTCGATGGCCCCGGCGATGAGGCGCTGCAGGCGCTGCTGCGAATCGGTGTCGGTGGGGGAAATCCCGAAATCTTGGAAGATATCCACCTGGACGGGCAGGTCGTCCCGCGCGCCGCTGGTGGCCCAGAGGCCCATCAGTTTAAAGGCTTGCTCGAAGCCGGTCTCCGCGTGGCGCACGATCGACTGGAGCCGCGAAATAGACTCGGTGCTGTCGATGTAGCGGCCCGTGGCCGTTTCGTTGCCCGCGCGCCGGACGAGCATGTCGGTGCCGATGCTGGTCTGCTCCAGTTTGAGGCGCTCGATGTCCTGGAACGAGGCGTCCGTTCCGGCGCCGGTATGCTCTAAATATTCGGCCCGGGCGTTGACGTTGTGCGAACGGACGGCGTTGTTGGGCCCCAGGTCAACCATCGCCAGTTCGTCTTCTTCCCAGCCGGTGAAGATCGGCAAGGGCACGCGCAGGGTGTGCATAATGTTGTCGTGGTCGGACTGGACATTCCACAGTTTTAAATTCAGGTAGCCCAGGTCCTCCATGACGGGTTCGCCGGTCATAAAGCCGGTGCGGTTGGCGTAGATCGTCACGAGGGGAATGCGGCCCAAAGTGTTCGGCGCTTCGAAGGTGGGGCTCGAGGGCCATTCTCCGGCGTCGGTATCATAGACATACCAGTGAAATTCGGTAGGCGTGATGACCTTGATGCGGCTTTCGGTTTTCTCGCCCCATTCGCCGTCGGCCTTGGTGACGGTTTCTTTGATCTGGATGCGCTCCAGTTCGGGCCGTCCGCCGATCTGGGCCCCGCGCCACGCAATGAGGCTGGACGGGTCGACGTGGGACACATACGGGCGGATGTTGAGGCGGCGTTCTTCGGCCAGGTTCAGTTTGCGGCCCCGCAATTCCTCCTCGGCCTGGGTGTTCGGGAAGTCGACGAGCAGGTGCGTAAAGCCGCGGTGCATCATGGTGTGGAGCACTTCGCGGCCGATGGAGGTTAAATCCCGCCCCGCCATATCCATATCTTTGGCGAATTCAAGAAACCGGCTGTCCGTCTCGGATTCTTTAAGGGTCGCCGGTTTGATGAAGGGCTTGCGCGACAGGTCGTCCAGGGTGGCGCTGTAGGCCGGCCACAGGACGGCGTTGGCGAGGCGGCGGTTGTAATTCGGGTCCGTCTCTTTGGGGAATTGCTTTAAAAACGCCTTCCCCAATTTCCGCAAGCCCCGCGTGCCGGACATGATGGCGTCCATTGGGGCCCAAATGGCTTTCATGGTTTTATAGGCGGCGCTCTCGGTGGCGACGTTCGGCTGGGCGCTGGATTCGGCGGGCATGGTCTTTTTTATCCTTTAGGGGCGCAAGTGTTTAGTTCAATATAGTCGTATTTGGGCTTATAGGGCAAAGTCGATGGTCTCCACCTGGCGTTCGCGGACGGGGAATTGATAGACGATATAATAGCCCAGAGCGTCCGAAAGGTGCGTCAGGTCGGGCTGTTTTTTCTTGTCCAGTTCGCCGCTGCCCCCCTCCAGAAGGGTGACGCCTTCGAGGTCGCGCTGCATCTTCGGCGCTTTCGAGGGGTCCAGGTACAAGTGGCGGTGGCCGTCGTCCGTGCAGCATCGGGAATTGACGGCGGCGATGCGCGCACGAACGGACGGATTGCGCGGCGGCACGCGGCGGTGATACCGGTTCCCGAAATGGGCCCGTAAATCGCGGTCGACGATATCCCAATCGCCCAGGTCATCGCCCGCGGTGGAGCGTTTGCCCCCGGTGGCGTCGCCGTAGACATAAATATGTCCTTCGTGCTGTTGCCAGTCGTGGATCAGTTTGCGGCAGACGGCGGGGGTGTTCGAATTGCGGGGAATATACACTTCCCCAATGATTGCCGTGGTGTTGCGGTCGTCGAGGCGTTGTTCCTGGCAGACGACGGCGGTGCCGGGTTCGACATTGAAGTCGAGGCAGAAGATTAAATCCAGGTTCGGGTTGTAGTCTATTTTACGTAGGTTTTTTTCGGGATCGTAAGCGTAATAGGCGCGGCCCTGGAAATTGATGAACGACCCTTCAAATTCCTGCTTAAACGTCAGTTCGTCCATGTCCTCCCGGGCTTGCTCGAGCACGGCTTCGCGGCCGTAGAGCGGGAGAATTTCGGCGCTGGTCCAGTGGAAGTAGCCCCATTCGCTCAGTTTGCCCTGGTCGAGCATGCGCGCCTGGGCTTTCATGGCCAGGTCGTAGTAATGGTTCCGGCCTTCGGGGACGCCGACCAGGTCGGCCCAGCCGTTGCGGTCGGCGAGGGCGGGCAGGATATGCGCCGTCCAGGCGGTGCCCTTCATATTGGCATACTCATCGAGCAGAATCCCGTCGAGGGGGGACCCCTCGATCCGTTCGGGGCGGTCCATGCCGCGCACTTCGATGACGGCCCCATTGATAAAGGTGATGGACAGGGGCTCCGATTCGCGGATGGAAGCGACGAAGGCGGGAGGGGACAGGTCCTTTAGGTCGGTCCAGAAGATCGTTTTCGCCTGGGCGTGGGTCGGGGCGGCGGCCACAAACCGGGGTCGTGCATAGGATGTGCCCATCAGGGCGGCGCGGACCAGTTTGCGTTTGCCGAATTCGGTTTTGCCGGAACGTCGCGCGGACGGCACCACATTGAAGCGGTGAGGCGACACCCGATAGGCCTGTTGGCCGTCGTGGTGGGCGATGGTCGTCCAGCGGGGCGTCAGGTCAGGCATCGGGCGTCTCGTTTCCGGCCGTCACTTCGTCCATCGCCAGGACGGTTTCGCGGATGCGTTCCGCCATGGTCTGCATGTCGTCCTGGGCCTGGGCCAATTGTTTCTTCTCGGCGAGCAGGTCGATTCCGAGGATCTGGGCCCGTTTCTGGATGCACTGATAGACCCCTTGGAGAAAACGGGCGTCGCCGTAGGACTCTTCCTCGGCGGTTTCGGCGGAGACGACGACCCCTTTGACGGCATCGACGGTGCGGCGGGTTCGTTTTTTTGCGCTGAGGGAGCGCTCCCAGGCGGCCCAATAGGTTTCCTCGAGGCGGTCCAGTTTCGCCAGTTCCTGCTCCATCAATTTGTCGGTGGCTTTGGAGTACTGTTTGCGCCAGCGCTTGCGCAATTCTTTTAGGTCGTGCCGAATCTGTTCCCGCGAAACCCCAATAATTTCAGCGATTTGCCACTGCGTCTTCCCTTTCAGGTAGTGTTCCGCAATGGTCGCTAAATCCCGTTCCCGTTGGTCGCGGGAGCGCTTGGGACCGGGTTTGCTTGAGCGTTCGTCAGCCATAGGAAAACTGTTATCGTTGGTAGTCTAACAGCCGGGAATCGGGACTTTCGCGCGGCTGTTTAAGTAATTTTCGCCGGTGGCGGATTTGCCGCCCACGGTGCCGAAGGGGCGGAACAGATCGCCCCATTTCTTCTGCATATAGCGAATGGCGTCCATTTCCAATTGGCGGGTGCGGATGGACGCTAAGCCGCCCTGCGTGATGCCGTGTTCGTGCTCGTAAAAATAGCGGTTGAATCGAAGGGTGCGCCGATATGCGCGGATATTCTGGAGCCAGAAGTCATAGTCTTCCTTGACGGTCGAATCTTCGTCGTAGCGCAGCGTCGGGCGCAGATGACCGCCCCAGGGGCCGAGGATCGGGGTCAGAAAGCCGAGGGGCGTAAAGATGCGGTAGGACATGGGGTCCGCGTTTTGATTGAGGCCCCACAGGGCGATATTGAGCCCTTCGGCGACGCGAAAGCCGTCCTCGATCATTTCCAAGATGTGGTCGGGCTTCATCCAGTAGCGCCGGCCGTTTTCGTGAAAGCCGATGCCGGAAATATCGTCGTCCACGATCAGGACGTTTTCGCCGTCGAGGGCGTTCAGGATGGCGTTGCTTTTCTTGGGGCAATTGCCGTCTTGCTCGTCGGGGATCGTGCGCACCGCATCCCCGTGCTCGGCACGATAGGCGGCCTCCTGGGATTCGGGCACCCAGATCTGGGCGGAGGGGATCAGCGCTATCGTTTTGACCCGCTGGGGCCGATTATAGGACCGGATGGCGACGTGGAAGTCCATTAGGCGCCCTCCAGCGTCTTCAGCATTTCGAGAAATTTGCCGCCCGACAGGACGCGCCCCAGACCCTTGCGGGTCGTGCGGAAAGTACGCTCCTGATGCGGGTCCCTGACGGTTTCGACGCCCAATTTCTCGCAGGCCACTTGCCAGTCGAATTCGTTTTCGAAGGCGAGCACGAGGTAATCCTGCCGCTCAAACATTTCCGGAGAAATCTTAAATTGCGGCTTTTCCGCTTCTTCGGGGGCCCCGGTGTCGTCGTCTTCTTCGTAGAAATTGGCGCGAAAGTCGTCGATGTTGACATCGCGGATGTGCGCCAGTTCGGCGACGTCGACGGAGACCTGGTTTTCTTCGAGGAACTGATACAGGCCCTGGTCGGTGACGGTGCCCGCGGAGCCGACGATATAGAGCAATTTCTGGGCGGCTTCTTCGCGGGAGGCGGCGGCGATGTCGACGACGGGCCAGCCGTCTTCGGTTTCGGGCTCGAATTGTTCGCCGACGATCACGCGCAGCCGCTGGTGGCCGTCGATGATTTTTTCCTCGTGGTTGGGGTCGTCGGGGTTGACCCAGAGGAAGAAGGGGCAAAAGAAGCCGTGTTTCAGGATGGAGTCGCGCAGGTCGTTGTACGCCTGAAAGGTCAATTCCTTTAGGTCGCCCTGGAATTCTTGCAGGTCTTCCGTGGGCAGGTAGCGGAGGCGGCGGTCAACGTCGCAGGTAATGGGAATCGGCATAGGGGGCCTCTCTCAATTAGAAGGGGGGGTCGAACCGCTCCGCGCCGAGCATGGCGATTTGGCGGTCCAGGAAGAAGTCGAAGGCGTCCAGTTCCTGTTCGATGCACTGCAATTCGTGCAGATCCTCCCAAAGGGACGTTTCATTCGGGTCCAGGGCAGGATGCTCCAGCGGGGGCGCTGCCAGGGGGCGTATCTTGGTTTTGTGCAGAGCCCAAGCGCAATAGCCAGCCAGGAGGCCCAAGACCAGTAGGACCGCGCCCCCATGGATCGTGACTGGGAAAC